CAGTTCGGCGCAGTCCGAACATCAGGAACGGCAGACAATCCGCTGTTTTGTGCAACGGATGTAGCCAAGTCTTTAGGATATGCCAACCCAGCCAAAGCGGTTATTGACCATTGCAAAGGGGTTACTATTTTAGAAACCCCAACGGCTGGAGGTGTTCAATCCATCAAGTTTATATCAGAGTCGGAGGTGTATAGGCTCATCTTCAAGAGCAACGCACCGAAAGCCGAAGAGTTCACCGAATGGGTAACCTCAGAAGTACTGCCAAGCATCCGCAAGCATGGAGCCTATGCAACCACGGCAACCATCGAAAGCATCATAGCAGACCCCGACAGCGGAATCAAGTTATTGCAAGCCCTCAAGGAGAGCAATGCAAAGGCAGAACGTGAGCGCAAGGAACGACTGGCAGCACAGCAGCAGGTCGAGAAGTTGGAACATCAGGCCATCGAAAACAAGCCCAAGGTGGTGTATGCCGATGCCGTGCAAGGCTCTACATCGGCCTGCCTCATTGGAGAGCTGGCCAAGATGATAGCCCAGAACGGCTACCCCATCGGCGAAAAGCGGCTCTTCCAGTGGCTACGCGACAACCACTATCTGTGCTCCTATGGCGAGAGGTTCAACCAGCCCTATCAGCAGTACATAGAGCAGGGACTGTTCACCATGAAGCAGAATGTGTTTAGTGTGAACGGCGAGATGCGCACCCGCAACACCACCAAGGTGACGGGCAAAGGCCAGATATACTTCATCAATAAGTTTATCGGTCCATCCGCTGCGACGTAAGTCACCAGCCGAATGGCTGGTAAACCCCTGCAAATAAATGATGCGCATCAATGAGTGCAATCATGCGCATGAATCGTGCAAATGATGCGCATCATTATTTATCAACCAAATTATTATTTAAAAAAATTATGTTAGTTAATCTCATCAAGAAAAAGGGTATCAACCCACAGACGAAACAAGTGATTTACTTCCCACAGTGGACTCGCCGCTCTACCGACTCAGCCATTGAGCTGGCCGAGGAGATGGCTGGCTCTACCTTCAGCCCAGGCGAGGTGACGGGTATGCTCATCGACTTCCCAAAGCGCATACTGCGAAGCCTGGCGAACGGCAACGCGGCCAAGATTCAGGGACTGGGCACCTTCAAGCTCAAGGTACAGGGCAAGAGCTGCGCCAAGATGGAGGATGTGACCTCGGCAGGATGCACGGCCCAGGTGGTGTTCGATGTCGACCCCGTGCTGGCAGCACAGTTGGCCGATCTGAAGTACACCTTCGTGGCTAAGCCCACCGCCGACGGCGAGCAGGACGTGACCGACCAGCCCGCCACCCCATCCCAGGGCGACAGCAACGGCGGCGGCAACACCCCATCGGGCGGCGGCGACTACCCCGGAGAGGGCGACTAAAAAACAGTATGACGAGTTGAGCGTCCGACCAAGTCGCGATGTCAGGCTTCGGCCACATCGCGGCGCTTTTTTATCCCGGAATGGAAAGCAGATAAAGTGGTGCAATCGGCAAGCGGTTAAATTGCTTAGGTGAGCGGTGGTTCGACTCCATCCCATTCCGCTATGCGCAGCGGCGCAGAAGCAGCGGGCGAGCAATCGCCCATGAGTGAGTTTCAATTTATGAACAACGTTTCGTATTATTAACAAAAAAGAGGCTGAAAAGGCAGTCTCGTGGGTGCGAATCCCACTTAAAGTGCGAACGGCTATCAATCGGAGCGGCGTGGTGACTCTATGAGAGACCAAGGCTTCAGGGATGGACTGCGAATAAATTGCGAACGCTGTTATTTTATCCAAAATTCAGTCACATTGGCCCGCCAGTGATCACAAGTGCGGCCAGTACTTTGACGGGAGGGAATAGACCTCCACCCCCTCGGCCACTCATCCGAGGGGTTTTTCAACTAAATATAAAAGTTTAACCAAATAAAACAGAGAAACCAAATGACGCTACGACAACTATTCACTGACTTTGGCCGCGACCCACGTTGGCAGCGCTTTGCGCAGGCATCGACGCAGGCCATAACGAGCGTATATTTGCGAACGATGGGTGAGAGCGACATTACCAAGATGCAACGCGCCGACCTCGACAGTCAATGTGCCGCAAGCGGTGCCGCTACCGAATACAAGGTGAAGGCACGCAGCTGCATGATGCACATGCTGGAGTGGGCCATAGAGCAGGGCATAAAGGTTACAACGCTGCGCGAGGCCACCATTACCACCAAACCACAGCCCATCGTTGTCAAGCCAAAGGCACCCGCACCAGAACCGCCGAAGAAGGTCAAGCCAAAGTCTGAATCTATAGTCGAACCCAAGCCCAAACCGAAAGCTAAGGCTAAACCAAAGCCAAAGCCAAAGGTTAAGGCCGCACAACCAGAGCGCGGACAGATACAGATGGTAGTGCAAAAGACCGACACAACAACCTTTGACCGCGAGGCATGGCTGGAGGACATCCGCCCACGCACTGGTACCATAGAGCGTGATCACGCATCGAACGGCTGGAGTGGAAACCACCGACGGATGAAGAACAGCTATCGTGCCACCATTATGATACAAGGCACCCGCTATCGCTTCCGCTCTGTCTCACGGACCGAGTGCGAAGAGTGGCTGAAGGCGGTACTCGCCAAGAAGATAATGCCCACCGACAACAAGGCCGACTGGTGGCGCATGGAGCAGCGCAAGGACGAAGCCGCCCGCATCGACGAGCTGATAGTGAGTCAGGCCGAAGAGTCGGTGATGCTCTACGACTACCATCAGACGAAAGACCTGACAGCCATCAGCGACTATCTCGTTAAGCGCCTGCTGCCTCACATGGCATACTACTGCGCCCACACCTTGCACTTTGGCAAGGACCGAACACTCACAGCCAGCCGACAAGCCGCTGCGCTGTTACTCACTCGCATCGTATCAGGTCGCCCCGTAATGAGCTTCACATCCACCTGTAAGCGAATGCTCAGGGTGCACGCCAATCGCGGCGACTTCTTCTACTACGAGAACGCGCCGCAAGAGGTAAAACTGATTTGTAACCGCATCGACCTCTCGCCATTAGCCAGTTTATGGAAAGTAACAAAAGACAGGAGAATATGAAATATGAAACAGATTGAACTTTACAACGACCATTTTCAGAACTTCAAGGTGTACGGCATACCTCACGCACAGCTGATTATTGCCGATCCGCCCTACAACCTCGGAAAGAACGCCTACGCCAGCAACCCTGTTTGGTATAAGGACGGCGACAACAAGAACGGCGAAAGCGAGTTGGCGGGCAAGGAGTTCTTTGACACCGACAAGGACTTCCGACCTGCCGAGTTCATGCACTTCTGCTCGCAGATGCTGGTCAAGGAGCCGAAGACTGGAGTGACCGACGAGGAAGCCGAGACCATCGGAGAGTCAGGGCGCAAGAAGTCAAAATCCCCGTGCATGGTGCTGTTCTGCGCTTTCGAGCAGTTGCACTACTACATCGAATTGGGCGAGCGTTACGGCTTCAAGCACTATATCCCGCTGGTGTTCCGCAAGAACTTTTCGGCGCAAGTGCTGAAGGCGAACATGAAGATTGTGGGCAACTGCGAATATGGGCTGGTGCTCTACAAGGACAAGCTGCCGAAGTTCAACAACGAAGGGCGCATGATTTTCAACTGCTTCGACTGGCCACGCGATATGGTTACGCCAAAGGTGCATCCCACCCAGAAACCGGTGCCACTACTTGAAGAACTCATCCGCATCTTCACCGACGAGGGCGACGTGGTAATCGACCCGTGCGCCGGATCTGGTACCACGTTGCTTGCAGCCATGCAAACACTCCGCAGGGCCTACGGATTCGAGATAAAGAAGGACTTCTACAAAGAAGCAACCGAAAAAGTTCTGAAGGTGTATCAGCCCAGGATGTTCTGAACACAAATTGAAGAAACTATGAAGATTGACCCATTCCCTGGAGTGTTGACCGCACAGATGGTTGATCGACCCTTCACAACGAAGCTGGGCAAGGCAGGCTGTCAGCGTGTCAAGGCTTGGGTGCTGACGGATGAGCAACGTGCGTGGTTCTGCAAGTGGTTCCCCGAAGAGGAGAACAGCCGACTGATGAAAGCCAGCGGCATGAGCCACAGCACGCTCCACCGATTTGCCCGTGAGTTCGGACTGACGAAAAGCCCGAAAGGTTGGAAGCGCATCAAGCGGCGGCAAGCGGCGCAGATCAAGAAGGTGTGCGAGCGCCACGGCTACTATGACAGCATCCGTGGCAAGCAGCCGAGTGAAGCGTGCCGACAGGCAACCGCCCAAATGTGGCAGGACATCCGCGACGGCAAGCGTGAGCCCCCAATCCAAATAATGAAGCGCAAGAACCCTCGCAAGTATCGCAAGTGGATGGAGCGCAAGAGCATTGAGCGCAAAGAGACCATCCGCAAGGAGAGACGCAAGGTACTCTACGGCATGGAGCGCAAGACGCGGCTGAAGTGCATCGTCATGTGCCCCTACACCAAGCGGCAGACCTCGCACCGATACAATGCGCTGAAGCGTGGCTACATCGTCACGCAAGACTGCTCTGAGCAGAGCGGTGAGCGTTACAACATCTACTTCGACCAAGACACGAAACGCTCGCCTGTCTTCGAGAAAAATCTGCTGAAAGACGGATTTCACCTTCTACAATGGAGTGATTAACAAAATTTATATATAAGACCGTAGAATATGACAACACTCATCGTATTATCAATCGTCGGCCTGCTTATGGCCGTCATCTTCCTCGCCATTGAGGTGTATCTGCTTAAGTGTCGAATAGAATGGTTAGAGCAAATCCAACAACCCGAGTTCGAATACGACAAGAAGGACGGCTGCTGGACTATCATCAATTACAAAAAGAAAAATTAACGCCGAAAGGCATATTATTAACAACAAAAAAAGTAAAGGAACTATGAAACTGAGAAAGATTTTTGGCCTATTGGCCGCAGTGATCGTAACATTGTCAATGACATCGTGCCACATGGCATCACCTGACGCAGACGAGGAAGCCGTGCTCATCGAGAAGCCGTGGTTCTTCGGACATGGCGGTGTGGACGCTGACGCAGTATCGAGCGGACTGACATGGTGCGTATGGAGCACGTCGGTGGAGTATTTCAAGACGGTGCCTGTGCGCTACGACGAATCGTTTGATGACATCTTCAGCAACGACAACACGCCGCTGGATTTCAACACCTACATCAACATTCAGATTGAGAAGGGCAAGTCGCCAATACTGATGAAGAACTACGGAACGGACTGGTACAAGAACAATATTCAGGTGTTCTACCGCAACAAGACGCGCGAGCAAGTCAGCCGATACTCACCTTTCGACTTGATAAGCAACCGCGAGATACTGAACCGCATCGACTCGACCATCATCGCCGACGTGAAGAAATACGTCGAAAAGCTGAGCCACGACAAGGAGTTCCCCATCATCATCTGCAGCGTGACCACGGGCGCGGCTCATCCGAACAAAGACCAGATGGCCGAGATGAACCAGACAGCAGCTGCTATCCAGGCAGCACAGACCCAGCAGCGCAAGAAGGAGATGGAACAGCAGCGCGAGGCGGCAGAACGCCAGCGAGCCATTGCCGACAAAGCCTACATGAACGAGATGAACCTGTCGGCCGCTCAGTTCATCCAACTGCGTGCGTGGGACATCATCAAGGAGAAGCAGGGTGCGAACGTCGATGTACTCTTCAACGGCTCAGTCGATGCAATATGGAACATTCGCCGTTGATAGACTAACAGGCAAAGGAGGACTGACTATGAGCAAAGTGAAAGCGCCTGACGTTCCGCAGCCAAAGAGAGGGCTGACGGATTTTGAGAGAAAGATTGCAGACATTCTGTTCACAAAAACAAGCACCAACGAGCTGCAAGTAGAGCGGGTGTTGGACGTGGCGATTGCCATTGGCGAGGGACTGATGAAGGATGCCGTGGATGGCAGGGTTGAAGAGCCAGAGTGTTTCTTATGGAGAGTGATTTCCGACGACCTCACAGGTGAATTTGTTGTTAAAAACAAGTTGCAGGATGGCGACAAAGTGAAACTGATATTAGCAAAGGAGGACTGATATATGGGCGGTTTAACATTTGGCAGCCCCGTCAAACTTATGATTGGCGGGAAAATGGTTGAAGCGAAATACGTCTAAAAATTGAGATGAAGAAATGAAAGCAGAGGTTATTAAGTTTGATGTTCCCATCGGAGGCGGTTATGCCGTAACATTCTATCAAGTGGACTACGAAGACTATCGCATCGTAGGTTATCACGAATCGGTGACTACTAAGGGGACATTTGGCGTGTACGAAAGAGAGGCGATCGCCAACTTCGTAGCCAAAGGAATTATGAACGGAAGTATTAAGCCGATACCCGTTGAGACTGACCATTCATATCCAGATGATTGAACTATGAGCAAAGGAAAATCAAGGCACAACCCCGACAAGCCTGCCAATAAGTACGGCGACCGATGCCCGTACTACGAGGAGTATGCAACTGGCAAGGTAGGCTGTGAGTGCAAGTCGTTTCATGGCGACAAATTGGAGTGCAAGGGAAACCGCCACAACTGCGTAAAGGTGAAGTATCACCAATGCGCCATCGACAAGAAACATCATAAAGCAAAAGATTATCCAGAAATATGATTATCATTGAAACAAAAAAACGGCCCCGTACTGCTGAACGATCGCGAGGTGAGGGGCGTGGATCTGATACGCCACTACTTTGCCCGCAACGGCCACGGCAAGGATTCCGACTGCCAGCAAGCCGTGGGCCGAAGCGTGAGATACAACGGCGAGGATCACCTGTCGTGCTGCGTGCCCGAGGGCGTATTGCTTGGTCAGCGCCAGGGCGATATGTTCGTGGTTCGCACATTCATTACATACGCGATGACCAGCGGGCTGCAAGAGCAGGAGTTCGAAGCCTGCAGACAACAAATACTAACCGACCGCCAGATGTACGACGAGGCGGCAAGATTTTACAGAACAACTTAAAATGCAAGAATCAATGAGCAAGCAGAATGAAGAGAAGAAGAAGGCCGCCGGCAGCAATGCGGTGACCAAGGGATTTGTGGAGCAGATCAAGGCGTGGCTAAATGCCGAAATGGAGCGCGACCCACTGCTGGCCGAGGTGGTGAAGAGTAAGCCACAGAAGACCGTGGAGGGTGCCTGCAACTACGTGCTGAAGGTGGCTCGCGAGTCGAGGCAGGAGGGATGGAGCGACGATGAGGTGTACGGCATGATACGCCACTTCTACGACGAAGACAACCTGACTGATCCTGGCAACCAGCACCCCAGCAGGATAGTGACCAACGCCCATGTGGACCTGAGCGAACGCGACAGGGCCGAAGCCATGGAGCAGGCCAAGAATGAATACAAGCACGAGCTGGAGGTGAAAGCGGCCAAGGCAGAGCTGGAGCGCAAGGAGAAGGAGAAGCGACAGGCAGAAGAACGACTGCGCCGCCAGCAGGAGAAGGCCGAGAAAGCCAGGAAAATGCAACTCACACTATTCGATTAACCCCACAAAGAGAAAGATAACTATGTGCAGTCCATCATATCTACTCAGCTACAAGGTGGAGGTGAAGCGTCACGGCAAGCCTCACACCAAAATGCAGCAGCTGTGCCTGGAACTATCCACCACGCTACCCCCACTGACAGAGCACCAGAAGGCATGGATGCGACGAAAGACGGAGAAGATCGGCTACTATCTGACGCGAGGCTATCGCGGCCGCAAGAGCGGCGTGTGGTGCCAGGAGTGCGGACAGTGGGATGAGGTTCAGATGCCACCCTTATCCATCGACCTCGACGCGGATAATCATCACACCTGCTCTCGATGTGGGCAGGAGCTCAATGTGCGCAAGACCGAGTGGCTGGGATACCAGAAGCACGTGACCCACGACAACCACTTCTGCGTCATAGCCACCTGCCAGGGCATGCAGGTGTGCCGAGTGTTCGACATCCACCGTACATGCCAATTCGGCAGCACCACCAGCGAGGAGATAGTAGAGGTGTATCAGGTGTGGTTCGACCCCGACACATTGAAGTCGGTCGTCATATCCAAGAGCTACTACCGCACCTACTACTCATTCCGCTGGAACCTCTACAGTCCATTCAAGGTGGTGCAGCGAGCACGCAGAAGCGGCGGCTATGATGGCGACGGTGTGTATAACGTGGGCTCGTTTCACACCTACCCGCACCCGCAGCTGCTTCCGATAGTGCGACGCAACGGATATACAGCGGCCATGCTCAAGATGAACACCAACGTCATCAAGGTATGGGAGATGCTGCTCACCGATCCTGGAGCCGAGGCGCTGGCCAAGATGCGCCAGTACAACGTGCTCGACCACTGGTTCACGATTGGCGACCGCCGCAAGGACAAGCAGCTGTGGCTCAAGCAGGTCAAGATATGCTCACGTCACGGCTACATCATCAACGACGCCTCGATGTGGTTCGACTACGTGGATCTGCTCGACTACTTCCATAAGGACACCCACAGCCCCAAGTATCTGTGCCCAGCCAATCTGAAGCACGAGCACGACCGTCTGCTGGAGAAGCGCAACCGCATAGAGAAGGCCAAGGAGATAGAGAACCTCATCAAGAAGAGCGGCCGATACGAGGAGCAATACCGCAAGGCCCGTCAGCAGTTCTTTGGTGTGGAGATCAGCAACGGCCGAATCACCATCAACGTGCTGGGCAGCGTGATGGACTTCGTGCAGGAGTATCTGGAGATGCACCACTGCGTGTTTGCTAACGAATATTACAACATGAAGAAGCACCCCAGCAGTCTGATACTGTCGGCCAAGGACAGCGACGGCAACCGCCTGGAGACCATCGAGGTGAGCATCAAGACGTGGAGCATCGTGCAGTGCCGCGGCAAGTACAACAACCCAACGAAATACCACAATCAAATAATCAAGCTGCTGGAAAGCCACATGCACCAGCTCAAGAAAATAGCATAAGGACCGGTAAACCCCTCGCAAGGATGCCGCAGGTGAATGAGAACTTTTTTACTATTTATTATTTAATCTAAAAACAAAGAGAAATGAAGGATTACGAGAAAATGTACAAAGAAGCCATCGCAAGAGCGAACGAAGTGCTTAATGGTGATGACGAGAACTTCAACGTGATCGCAGCAGTGAATCACATCTTTCCCGACTTACCTGCAGGGAAGGACGCGGCAATGCTGCGCGAGCTTATGATATACTTCATGCAGTGGGAGGTGTTAGACGAGTACGCCAACAAGGTGAAAGACTGGATCACCGAGCTGATAAAGAGCCAGAAGCACGACGACCCGATATTGCGCGACGGCGTGTATATTGTGTATAAGGACGGCAGATACACGCTGTTCGATGACCATATCTCTGACACAGAAGGCATACTTGGCGTGGGCATCTGCTGGCACGGCCATACATGGAGAATAGGCACCGACTTCGGCGATACTCCTTGGAGCAAGGCGACCGATAAAGAGCTTGATGCAATAAGCTATGGAATCGTAGAAGAGTGGGAGGCGCTGTTCGACTGGGACTACATGAGGGCCCGCTATGAACTCGGCTCACTATGGAAGCACCTTCCACTGGCCGGCGATGAGTCGCTGCCAACGGCTCCAATGGTGCTTGTGCAAGAACATCTGGCCAAGCACGGCCGACTGAATGATGCGTTGAGATTCTGCGGAATGCCTGAATATGAGACAGGCACGCACCGTTGGTTTGCTCAGAGGTACATCGCCGGCAGCGCCCGTTTTTTCAGCGGCGCGCACGGCAATCTCTACAACAACGGCGTGTACCACAGCTTTCGCTCGCAGGCGGTCGCGCTTTGGTCTCCTAATAAATAACCATTCAGCGCCACCGTCCCCGGTGGCGCATACACTAAATCTAACAAAAAAGATATGAAAATCGTAGTAAACAAAACAATCCTTGGAGAGGCGGTTGTGATGCTCTCGAAGGTGATCAGCAGCAAGAATGCACTGCCTATCCTGGGCAACATCCTCTGCGAAGTGAAGAACAATAAGCTGACGATGACTGCCAGCGACACAGAGGTGACCATCCGCACAGAGGTGGAACTGATGAAAATGGACGTCGACGGCCGATTCTGCGTGCCAGCCGACAAGCTGAACGGTGCGCTGGCTCAGTTGAGCGACCAGCCGCTCAATATCATAGCTAACACCGAGAGCGACATGCAGATGCGTATCGAGACGGTGAGCGGCAGCTTCTACTTTCCCATCGACCATGCCGACGAATACCCCATGCCGAAGCTACCTGAGTATGGAGAGACGGTGAAGATAGACGGACACATGATGCTGGATGCCGTGAAACGATGCACCTTTGCAATGGCCAACGGCGAACTGCGCCCCATCATGTGCGGCATGTACTTCGGACTGCATGAAGGTTGGCTCGACATCGTAGCCAGCGACGGCCGCGCACTCGCCAAGTCGCATATCAACGCCAAGGGCGTGAGCATCGAGGCCGAGCAAAGCATGATACTGCCAAAGAAGGCGGCCAACCTGCTGAACAAGTTGCTGACATCGGGCGACGTGGAGGTAAGGATGTCGGAGATGTATGGCGAGATAGCAAACTCACCATACACGCTGACCTTTAGACTGGTGGATGGTAAGTACCCCAACTACAACAAGGTGATACCCGACAACCAGCTACTCACGGCTGTAGTGCCGCGTGCGTTCCTGATGAACTCGGTGCGCAAGGTTGCACCATTCACCAACGACTCGTCCAACATGCTGCGACTCACCTTTGAGCACGGCAAGCTGACGCTGAACGGCGACGACTACGACATGGCGATAGGAGCCACCGACTCGCTCGACATAGAGTACACGGGCGACACACTCGCCATCGGTGTCAAGGCATCCACCTTGCTGGCCATACTCAGTCACCTGCCAGGTCAAGAGGTCGACATGATGATGACCGATGCAAGTTGCGCCATCACCTTCGAGCCATCAGAAGACCCTGACGATGTAGAGATAACGATGTTGACTATGCCAATGCTAATTGACTGATAAGGATATGAAACAGTTACTCTGGATAATAGCAGTAGCTCTGCTGATGAGCCTGGGCGTGAACGCTTGGATGTGTTCGCGACCGGAGCCCCAGCCGAGTGTGGTGGTGGAGCACGACACCATCTACAAGGACACCACCATCTACAAGCCCATGCCCGTCGACAGTCACCTGACGGGCGAGGTGGTGTATATCCGCATACCCTACCTCGTGCCAGTGGCAGGCGACACAGTGACCACCAACGACTCGATAGAGGTGCCCATCCCCATCGAGCAGAAACGCTACGACGACAGCCTATATACCGCTTGGGTGAGCGGCTACCGCCCAGCCCTCGACTCTATCACGATCCACCAGCGCGAGGTGGTGACGACGGTCACGCAGACCATCGTCGATACATCCCCACGCCTGTCAGTCGGCATCCAAGCCGGCGCAGGCGTCGGTCTCTACCACCATCGCCCCGACATCTACATCGGCCTCGGCATCCAGTACCGCCTCTGGCCGAACAACTCAAAGAAAACGAAAAAGAAATGAAGACTCAATTAACTGAGAATAAAATTCAGAAAGCATTAAATAGCTTTTTCGCATCGTGGCGCTACAATGTCGATGGATTGTTCGTTTTCAGATGGGAAAGTGATAAGTTGATATGGACCAAAGCAGGGTATATCTACGAGTTCGAGATCAAGATAAGCAGGTCTGACTACCGCAACGACTTCAAGCATAAAGCCGAGAAACATTTGCTGTTAAACTCTAAGATGCCAAACAAGAAATCGCAAGCTATACAACAAGATTTATTCGAGAATTTGCTGAAAGAGAAACGGAAGCACTACCCGAGCATCCCCATCGAATATGTGCATGGCTATCCTGAAGACACTCGACTGCCCAACTATTTCTTCTATGCCGTACCAAAAGGCATGTTATCCGAGGACGAGATACCACCATACGCAGGACTTGTGGAAATTGAAGAAAATGGCATGATAGGTCGAATCATACAGGCACCTCGATTGCATTCAGAGAAATACACCGATGGTGAGCTGAACCTTGGTGAAAAGTTCTACTACAACATGAAGTCGTGGCAGCGCCGACATAAAGAGGAAACTCAATACGCGCTGATGTATCGAAATCGACTTCAGAACGAGTTGGCATCTAAGAATCAAGAGAAGTCATACAAAGAACTTCAGGATGAGTTGACCAAGGCACTAAATGAGGTTAAGGCGAAACAGGCATCGGCGGAAATAAACTCGAGGTTATATCTCGACATGTGCGACTATGCTGATTACAACGTTATCGAGCGCAACCTGCTGATAGATGAAATAGAAAAGCACGACCCTAACTTTAACTACAAAGCACTGATGGAGCAAGCCAAGAATATCTACGACGAGCGATACCCATACAGACAGAAATTCAATAATAAAAAGAGAAGCGATGAACTATGGAAGAAAGACTAATGCGGCGTATGATACACGCCATCGGGCTCGACAACGGCAAGCAATACAAGCACGTCTATGAAGCCTATCGAAATGGATCGTACTACGATGAGCCAGTCGAAGAATGGGAACTGCTCGTTGTAGGCGGCTATGCAGAGCGCATCGATCTGAGCGAGCGAGAAATCACCTATCGTTGTACGAAGAAAGGCTTGAAGGCCATCGCTGACGAAACGGGTCTCATCATCCGTTACACCATCGAAGTAGAGCCTACAAACCCCTAACCCAAGGAACTATGAGTGAAGTAATCAAAGTGAAGATTTTGCATCTACCACTAAAGGCAAAGTGGTATGAGATGCAAGAGCGTGGTGAGAAGACGGAAGAATACCGTGAGATAACGCCATACTGGTACCAGCGACTATACCAACGAAAAGCGATGTACTATCAGACAGCAGGGCCACTCAGCCGCGAGGTTGCTGAGTATTGCTGCGAGCCCGACTTGCGATACATCCTGAAAGGCGAGGGATTTGCTGACACGGAACTGAAGCCGTACACGCACGTCTTATTCCGGTACGGTTACACCCAGCGGTGTTTCATCTCTCGCATTGACAGCATCACCATCGGACGCGGCAACCCTGAGTGGGGCGCACCAACCGACCGCGACGTTTTCATTATTCGGCACCATAGGGAGCCATCACCATTTATTAAAGGAAAGGAACTATGAGCGACGAAAGAACACCCATCGAAGACATGAAGGAAACCTTCGACAAACTGAGAGAGCAGGACGGCGAACCCGTCAAAGTGTATATGTTGCAAGATGCCTACGACCGACTATCGCCAGAAATGATAGCCGACCGTGAATCGGCCTACCATTGTAAGATAGTACCCGTTGACGAATGCGAGATGAAGCGCATCAAGGATGATTCCATCACCTTCAACGCTATGTCTGAGACGCCGAAGTTACCCAAAATCACCATGCTCGAAAATCCGTATCTCGGCAAGCCTGGTGGCAACAAGACACCACGCGTCGAGCCAAAAGACTATCGTAAGAAGAAAAAGACCAAGCGTCGCCAGCAGAAGCAATCGCGTCGCAAGCGGTAGACTTAAAATCTGCCCGCGCTATATATAATCCCCGCCATGGGAATGCCTCGGCCGAGGTAAACCCATGGCGGGGATTTTTGCGTTTAACAAAAACGCTGAAGTATGCAGATAACTGAAGGATTGATTGAGAGAATAGCCCGCAGGGTGTTTAACGCCATGTTCCCAGGTGCACTGCGACAGAACAATGTGGTGACGAGTAGCGGTGGCGGTGGCAGCGTGCAGCACGCCGTAGAAGCCGACCACGCCCTGACCGCCGACACAGCCACCAATGCCACAAACGCGACCAATGCGACAAACGCCACGAACGCGACTAACGCGACGAATGCGAGCAACGTGCCCTGGAGCGGTGTGAGCGACAAGCCCGCCGAGGCCACCCGCTGGCCTACTTGGAACGAGGTGAGCAGCAAGCCTAACTTCGCATCCGTAGCCACCAGTGGCAGCTACAACGACCTGAGCAACAAGCCAAGCATCCCCAGTGTGAGCGGTAGCGTGTCAGGCAGTACAATGACCATCACTATCAACGGAACGAGCTATTCGTTGACCGACACTAACACATGGCGACCGATCCAGAACAATCTCAGTAGCACCGCCGCAGACGAGAGCCTTTCGGCCTATATGGGTTATTTGTTGGCGAACGGATACGCCCGCGACAGCAGCAAATTACCACTCTCTGGTGGTACGATTGACGGCAATCTAACCGTGAACCAGACGTTCACGTGTCAGGGTGTTGAGATAGGCCACACCAACGAGGTGAACGCCACTGGTAGCAATAATCTCTATCTACAATATCGCAACAGCGGCAATCTTGTGCTTTGCATGAACGGCCACAATGTAGGCATTGGTACCGATTCGCCAGCCTACAAGTTGCACGTAGCGGGCACCATATACGCCACAGGAGGAGTTGGAGACCTGTCGGATATTAGGAAGAAGAATGTGGATACCTATTATTGGGCACCATCGCTCGACATGATAGCCGACGCCCCAATAATCCGTTACTCGATGAAGGACGACGAGACCCACCGCATGCGTGTGGGCTCAGTGGCTCAGTATTGGCAGGAGAAGATGCCGGAGGCCGTGAACCAGGACAAGGACGGCATACTCTCGATGATGACAGGCGACATCACGCTGACCAGCGTCATAGCTCTGGCCCGCGAAGTGAGGAAACTAAAGAAAGAAATAGCACAGCTCAGACAGAATGGCATACAATAGCGCAACAGGTATCATCACATCTCCAGGATGGCTTCAGGACATCCGCGACTGCTTCGGCCTCGCCTACACGTGGCTGAAGAACCTGATAGATCATGCCGACATCAACCCTTGGGCCAAGTATAAGCCAGTGCGCAGTCCGGTGGTAGATACCGTTACAGGTCAGTGGGATGATGTCAACGGCTGCTGGCTATCGTCAGCCCACTGGTGGAAGGCCGACGGCATGTGCGGATTCGCGGCTGAGTGGGCCACAGAGTTCGGCAACAGCCTGACCACTCAGGGCACCTTCATGTATAAGTTGGTGAACGGCTTGCTGGGATGGACCTATCAGAAGCCCACAGGCGGAGCGCAGCAGATATACAGAGCGCAAGACTTCGGCCAATACTTCCACTATGCCGAGCAGCCATACGGCGACATCGGCAGCACCACCATCTATCTGGATAACACCGGCGCTGGGCAGATAGACTGGGAGGTGATAAGCGTAAGCTCGCTCAATCTGGCATTGGCCGACTTCAGCGTGAACGGCCATCCACTCACCGACTTCTATCTCGGCCTGATACTCTGGCGAGGCAGCACGTTTTTCCTGTTCACCAGCAGCACCAAGTTCACCACGGGCGCATCGCTGTCGGTAGCCATCAGCAACATGACATCCTACGCCGGCACATGGAACTGCATGCCCTTCTTCTCACTCTATCAAGTAAACGGCCAGGGCACGTTCGATGCCAACGGCCTGTTCATCTCGATGGCATCGGTGACACCACTCAGCATTGAGCTGCTGGCCCACGGCAACAACTACTTCGACTATATCGTAGGCGAGTGGAACAGCGCAGGCACGGCCATCAGCTACGAGTTGCAGATTGTCAACGATACGAGCACGGCCCACACCTACACGCAGATCACCATCGCCATCTATAAGGATTCGGCAACATCGAACCCCGTGGCAACGGCTACGCTGACCAATATCACCGTGTCGGCCAATAGTCTGCGAACGCTTACAGGCACCATCAGCGTGTCGAAGGTTTCAGGCTCAGTCTACTGGATCAGCGTGGCCGACAACACCAGCGGCTCAACAATACCAGGCATCAACAACCAGGTGGAAGAATACAGCGGAATGTAATAAAACAAAATGAATTATGGAAAAAGAAAGAATCGACTACGAATTGGCTGAAGAGCGTCCAACCGACGATCATGGCAGTAATGGCGGCAACTCTGATGCCGACACAACCAATAATGGATGTGTCATCGAGCTTATGTTTGTCATTGTCGCTGTATTAGGCACGGCCATCTCGCTCTTTATTTGAGCGAAATACCCCGCCGCAGAAAACGAGTAAACCTGTGGCGGGTTTTCTCTTGTTAGATAGAATGTATCATCAACTTTTTTAAAAAATAATTATTATGAAGAAATTAATCAATTTTGCAATTATCTGTCTCTGGGGATTTGGAACCATTGGAGGTATCGGTTTTGCCCTCGTAGGCGACTCAGTACCATGTGCATTAGGCTGCGCAGTGAACGCTATCTTGGCATTTCCAACAGTAAAAAACGCTTGTAAAGAGTTGCAGTCATGATGGAGTTGTCAATCGATACCTTAATCAACATCGCCTCGCTGTTGCTTGGTGGAGGTGGTGGAGCCTTCTTCGTATGGCGATGGCAGCAGAAGAAGGCTAAGGCCGAAGCGCAACAGGCCGAAGTCGACATGGCTCAGAAGGTTCAAGACACCTATCAGGAGATGCTCAAGGACAAGGAAGAGCAGGTAGCCGGCAAGAATCGAATCATCGCTGAGTTGTGCGAGGACCGCGACCACTTCCGCAAGGATCGCAACGAGCTCCGTGAGCGCATGGAGAAGTACGAAGAGGAAATACGCGAGCTGAAGGTGACAGTAGACAAGAACGGACGGCAGATAGAGAGTCTGCAACGCTCCATCTGCTTCAATTACAGCTGCAAGAAGCGACAACTCGCTGAGCATATTCAGCCGAAGCCCGAACCCAACGAAATAGAACCAAATAACGAGGTATAGCGTATGGAAATAGTTTTGAAGCGAATCGCAAGGCGCGACACTTACACCATCGGGCACCTGTATATCGACGGCGCATACTTCTGCGATACGCTCGAGGATAAAGACAGAGGCTTGGATCAGAAACTGCCACTGGCCAGCAACAAGAACCGCAAGGTGAAGGGCGAGACAGCCATCCCCATAGGTCGCTATCGCGTGACCCTCGGGGTGCAGTCGCAGAAATACAAGGATCGAAAGGAGTACGCCTTCTGCAAGGGATTCCTCCCCAGGTTGCTCAACGTGCCGGCCTTCGACGGTATCCTGATGCACATCGGCAACACCGCCAGAGATTCTGAAGGATGTATCCTCGTAGGTCGCAACACCAAGGTAGGCATGGTCACCAACAGCACCGTCACCTTCTGGTCACTCTACGAGAAGCTGCAGGCATCCCAAGGCGACATATATATCACGATTATGTAGAGCTTCATGATATAGTTTTTCAGTTTTAGGTTAATAGTAATATTTATAGTTTAAAGGTTTTTAGTTATTCATCGGGGCGCAGCGGCGCCCCATTTTTTTTGTGTAAACCTTAACCCGTTTTTTGTCTGTTTTGTAGACAAAAAGCATAAAAATATGAAATGGTTAACACTTGAAACAATCAAGGCGCAATGCCGCATAGAGCCAGACTTCACCGACGAAGACGAGTGGTTGGAGGATACTGGCGAGAGCGTGGAGGACACCCTGCTCAACCTGCTCAATCGTAGCTACGAGGACCTGATGGAGACCTACGGCAAGGTGCCAGCCCCCATCGTCCATGCATCGAAGGAGCTGGTAGACCTCAGTTATCAGCACCGATCAGGCACCAGCACGCAGAATGTGTATCCCGTGCCCTACACCATCGAGCTGAGAATCAAGCCGTATATGAAACTTTAATAATGACGACGATATGAATTACAAGGACATCTTCTACAAGACTGATTTCGTGCTGAAGGAACAGAGCGAAGTGGGTTATTCCGTGCCGTTCCGATTCAAGTATTGGGCGGCTGCGCCGAGTCGCTTCTTTGAGGCGAGCTTCGACGGTACGAACTACCAGAATTGTCGGCTTGACGACAATGGGGACTTGATTATCGGCTTCGATAATCACAACATGGGTTGCGGCACGCTGATGGTGGCGCGTACCTACTATCTCAACAATCAGGACTTCGCTGACGGGGTGTGTGACGAGGCGATTCCGCCTACGCCGGTGGTCATCGAAGAGGTGGACGGTCAGGGCGTGACGCAAAAGTTCACGGTGCGACTGGCTCTCACTGGTGAGACGGCAATCGACGCAACGAGCGTGGTGCTGCCTTACTATGCCAAGGGCGACCCTGGAAAGTCAGCCTATCAAGTTGCGGTAGATGAGGGTTTTGTTGGCACAGTTGACGAGTGGTTGGAATCACTGCGTGGTCCACAAGGAGATTCCGCCTATCAGGTAGCCGTCCAGCAGGGATTTGTTGGAACAAAAGACCAATGGCTTGCATCTTTGCGTGGCCCAGAAGGTCCGCAAGGCGTGAGTGGCGGTATGCTGTTCCCAGTGATGGATTTCGCCCCTGAGACGGGTGTGCTGACTATCTCAGGACTGGAGCAGGAAATCGACCGCGTGCGCTACGACGAGGGAACGGCTGAGCTTATCATCAGGCTTTGGAGACCGTAATTGAAACGATAACGAATAACGATTAAAAAGATAAAGATATGAACGAGCAGATTCAAGAAATTCGCTACCAGGTAGGCGAAGCGTGGAAGGGCACTTATAATGCCGCAACCATTTATGGTAATGCCAATGTGGTGCAGGACGCCACAGGGCTGAGTGTTTATCGCTCGCTGAAGAGCGGCAACGTGGGTCATCCGCTGACTGACCAGCAGTGGTGGTTCTGCATCATCGACCTGTCGAGCATCAAGCAGGAGGCCGACCATTTGCAGGAACTGGACACCCAGATGTCAAACAATGAGGCTGAGCGCATCGAGAACGAGCAGACCCGCGTGAGTCACGAACAGGCTCGCGTGAATGCCGAGACTAACCGCATCTACAACGAGCAGCAGCGCGAGAACTCGGAGACGGCCCGCATCCGTGCCGAGCAAGACCGCGTGACGCAGGAGAACCAGCGCATCAGCAACGAGCAGGGGCGCGTGGGTGCTGAACAGCGTCGCGTGACGGCTGAGCAGCAGCGCGTGAATGCCGAGAGCATCCGCGAGGCAAAGGAGGAGCAGCGTCAGATTAACGAGAACAACCGCGTGGCGGCTGAAGCCGACCGCGTGGCGCAGTATGCCAGCGACCATCAGCAGGCCGTGGAAGACCACCAGCAGGCTGAGAGCGACCACACCCGTGCCGGTGAAGACCACACTCGGGCTGAGGGCGACCACACCACAGCGGGCAACGACCATACCCGTGCGGGTGAAGACCACACTCAGGCTGGCTCAGACCATACCCGTGCCGGTGAAGACCACACGGCAAGCGTAGCAGCTACCGAAGCCGCCAATGCTGCCGCCGCTGGTGCCAACGCCCTCCAAACAAATCTCGAGAACGGAAACGTGGTACCCAAGCTATCGACCAATCTCGAGAGCTGGGAAGACCGCGAAGACCTGAGCGTGAACGACACTTGGACCGACGTGGTGCGCACTACCGCTGGCGACACCTCGATAGTAAGCTCGAAGGGTGCCAAGCTGGTGAGCATCGCTGCCAAGACCGACTTCTACGCACAGAAGCTGCGTGCCACAGGATTCAATCTGCTGCATAGCGCCACCGCCGTAAGTACCGGCTACTACTTCCTGGTACCAGCACTCCCATTCGGTGTGTATGGCACAGCCGAGAAGCCTAACGGTCTGCTGTTCACCGACAACAACGGCAACAACCTCACGCCGACCGTATACTTCAAGCCTCTGTCAAGCGGCGTGCCAACGAGCGTGACCGACGGAACAGTGTGCTCTTACACCGACAGCAACGGCCTGCGATTCTACACCACCACTCAGCCAGGCTACATCATCGTGAGCGGCATCACCTTTGCCAATACTTGTGCTCACGTGGCATGGAGTCGCAGATACAACGAGTTCGTATCGCCAACAGCTTCTGCTGATGCCGGTAGCGAGATTAATATCGGCGACGTGATCCACGCACTCCACGACTTCGACCTGATGCTGACAGTGGGTAGCATCTCCGACAGTATCGCATTCGCTGCCACCGTAGCCACATGGACCCGCCGCGTGAATCGCGTAAAACCCGAATGGACAACCGAGTCAGGCGATAGCGAGGGCACCTACGTACACACCGCCACCATCAGTGGCATGAAGGACAACGGCGCAGTGAGCTGCGGCACCATAGCACTGAACGTTGATGGTAATACCATTAGCTATACCGACACCAGCGCCGATGCAACCACCGACTGGGTGAAGTACGAACTGGCAACCATCGCCACCGGTACCGTGAACATATCGAACGCCCTCGCCATCGAAGACTGGGGACTCGAGTTGTTGGTAGGCGCAACAGGTCAGGCTTACATCACCACGCAGTATGCTCAGAGTTATCCAGACTCGCTGGCCGCCATCGCAGCCGTGCGCATGGATGCCCAGATGCAAGTAGTGGCCGAAGCACTCACCGCACTGAAGGCGGAGCACGACGCATTCGTCATGATGGTGAAGACCAACATGGGTAATGTGAACGGTATCACTTTCGACGCACAGGATGGCTTCAAGATATGTGGACAAAAGATGTTCGACCTCGTGACAGGCGCACCCACTGAGATACCTGTCACTGTAGGACTCTATCGCTTCGACGCCAGCACCGGCGCTCTGTATGTTAGTAAGTCTGTGACCAACTCGACCAGCGACTGGAAACAGGTAGTTTAATCGAATTCAATAAAAATACTAAATATTATGGCAATCAAGAAATACACATCGTTGCAGGAGTACAACGCTGCATCGAAGAGCTCGCAGGAATCTACCGTGAGCCATATCGACGAGGGTAACCTCATCAAGTACGACGGCGTTAACGTCGTAACATCAGAGCCACAGGTGGGCGATGCGCTGTACCTGGACCTCGACAAGAATAAAGTGTTTATCGTTGGCGAAACGCTCAACAAGAATCTGATACCAACCGGATGGGTACATGTTGGTGAGGTATTCAAGCGCGAAGGCGACACAGTAGGCATACTGAACAAGACTGGAGCCGACCGCAAGTATGCCGACGTGCTTCAGTACTCCATCACCGCCATCACACAGACCAGCATCGTGGTGAAGCTGAAGATTCAGGACACCTCGAAGAGCGGCGACGCACAGTATGCTACGCTTATCGACGTACCAGTGACGCTGACCTCGGCCGAGGTCAACGCCACCAGCGCCGCTGAGATATCTGCAGCCGTGGCAGCCAAGGCCGTGGAAAAGGGCGACACCGCCGCATGGTGGGCTTACCTGGCCGATGCTGACGACAATCCAGTAGAGAGCGACGGCACTAAGATTATCGTGCAGTGCGACGTATGGAAGCATTGGAATCAGACCGGGTGCGGCATGACTGGCGGCACCATCACATTCACCACGTGGGGCGACATGCCTGCATCGAATGTCTACTTCAAGCAGACAGCCGGCGGCGCAGTAAGCACTGAGAACGGCGGCGCACTGAATATGGCTCGCAGAATAGCATACATCAACAGCTCGCAGAACACGGCAGCCGCCCCGAGTGCAAACGTAGGCCTCGGAGCTGGTATGGTGCGTAGAACGGAGTTCAACGACAACCAGTACTGTCAGCTGCTGCGCGACACCTACGGCACTTATGAGAAGTACGTAGAGGGCGACCAGATGGTGATGTGGCCGCAGAAGTACGGCAACTTCAAGATGGCCGACGGCAAGACGCTCACCATGAAGTACGCACTAAAGTCGGCGCCAACCAAGGCTGGTGGTACCAAGTACAAGTTCCCTGCCATGTACTATGCCTACGCTACCACCTACGGCATCAGTGGGCTTGACTATGGAGATTGGTTCCTGCCAGGAGTTATCGAGGCAGTGGCCATCATGAAGGATTCAAACCTCACCAAGATTGCGGCTACGCAGACTCGCGCCGGCGGCACCACAGGGCTTAACAATAGCACGTACCGTTGGTTTGCTCAGAGGTGCTACGCCGACAGCGCCCGTTTTTTCTACGGCACGTACGGCATTCTCTACGACAGCGGCGTGTACAACAGCTTTCGCTCGCAGGCGGTCGCGCTTTTTAAAATTTAATGCTTTGCGGACCCCGTCCCCGGGGTCCGCGGGCTTCACAATAATAAAATAATTATTTAAGAAATTAAATTAAACAAGAGAAAATGAACAATTTAAAAAGGCCTCGCGGCAACCGTGCGCGTCGCGATAAGGATTCGATTCTCGCAGACGCGAAGAATCTGATGTTCGTGCTCTACGGATGCATCCAGCGCATGCCTAAGATAGAGCGCATAGAAGGCGCACCAGTAGAGATGAAACATGCAACCATAGCAATCATCAAGTCGTTCACGATTGCTAAGGAATGCCCAGAGGTCAGATTAAGAGAAATACACAAGATGTTTGGTGAATACGGATGCCTCATTGCGTCGTTCGATATCTGCATAGTAGAAGGACTACTCACAGACAGCGACAAGCTACGTATAGCCGGCATATTAGAGAGGATGGACGAAGGCATCAAGCGTTGGCGGTCAGCCTCGCGCATGCTTAATCGTCAGGATCAGTAGCAGGTCGGTTCTTCATTGCCAGGGCAGTCGGTTGGCATCCAGTCAAGGACTGTCGCCGGAATGATGTAACAAGAGGTTGCTGACAGTATGGTTAAGGTAAAAGGGAGCGCGGCTATCATTCATAGCATCACGATCCGACAGAGGCGGCACACCAGCCGACCGTGAGGATATGCAGCTCCGACCGCACGAACCGTTGGTTTGCTCAGAGGTACAACGCCAACAACGCCCGTATTTTCAACGGCACGAACGGCAATCTCAACAACAACAACGTGAACAACAGCAATCGCTCGCAGGCGGTCGCGAATTTACCTGAAATCAATAAAACAATTAAGAAGCGCAGCATAAGATTATGACTGAGGAATACATTGAACTATGGCTCTATGAGCTGATGTACGAGACAAGGAAGAACAAGCGATACGGCCGCGACTCGATAGAGTTCGAGCGCCAATGGGTACCACTCTTGCGCCGTATGGCTCGCGAGCTGGCTCAGATGTATTTCCGGGTTGATCGCAACTACGCCTTCGTCACATCCACTCCACGATGGCGAGAGATATTCGCCACTTATTTTCAGGGACGCACAGCTGATAATATGCTGTGCCTCCCTTTATATAGCTATATTGAGCGCGAACTACACCCGCGCACATTCAATAACCGCAAGGGCATGGGCGGCCAGGCAGCCATCAATCAGGTGATAGAGGACATCTGCGAGATGACGAACGGATACCGGGAGCCATGCCGCATTATCAAATGGGATTTATCAGGATTCTTCCCTAACGCCAACCTCGACTACATGGAGCAATGCTTCACAAGACTGATAGACATGTATGCCGACGAGATAGCCGATGAGTTCGGACAGGCCGACATGCCCGAGTTCCTGAAGTGGCTGGCCATGGTGTTGATCCACTGCCGACCACAGAACCACTGCGAACTACGCTCACCACAACATCTGTGGACCGAACATATAGAGCCGCGCAAGTCGCTCTTCACGAAGCCCGAAGGCATCGGCACACCTATCGGCCGACGCACCTCGCAGGAGGGCATGGGACTGTATCTGAACGACGAAATACGCTGGCTCAACGATGAGTGCAACATCCGCTCCACTCTATTCATGGACGATTGCGTGATGGTGGTACCAGAGCGCCTGCATCAATACGCACTGAGCTTGATACCGCAACTCCGGCAGCGACTGGCCGCCAAGGGCGTGAAGATGAACGACAAGAAATTCTACGATCAACCCTACCAGCACGGATTGGAGTTTCTTGGCACACACATCCGTCCATGGGCGCTCCACCTGAACAACGGCACCTACAACCGCGGTATAGCGCGTATCAAGGAGTATAACGCCATACCCGATGATGAGAAATACAGCTATCTGGACAAATTTATCTCAACCGTCAACTCGTATATGGGTATGCTAAAGAACCGCACCGACTACCGCCGACTGCTGGCACTCCGCGATACCATCGCTCCCATCTGGTGGCAGTGGCTCGATTGGGATTATCGCCGACTGTGCGTCGTAAGTAAACCTGAACACTCGATAGCCGCAAGATTTAACAAGAAGTATCATCTTAAAATCAAAGGATTATGACAGCAAGAGAAAAACAAGAGCTCATCAACGCTCAGTGGGTAATCATTAACAACTCAGAAGCCCAGCTGAAGGCGACCGACTACATCGCTGCTAAGATTGCCGAGGGCAAGGCTACCAAGACAGAGTATGCCGCACAGATAGACGAACGCCAGTCGTGGCGCGACGACATCAACGCGGCGCAGGCGGAGATAGCTCGACTGGAGGCTATCGAGCCCGAGCCAGAGAACACAGAGAATCCCGAGCCATGACGGTTCGGGATTTTTTTTTGCTCAAAAACACACAAGTAAACCTACGACCAAGACCGCGCTGAATAACAAAAACAGAAAGATTATGAGTTATTCTACAGGCATGATGAACAAGCGCGTGGTGATTGCAAAGCGCGTCGATGAACAGACGAGCAACTACGGCAAGAGCGGACAGCCCAAGTACACCATCCTCGGCACGTTCTGGGCAGGCGAGACCTTCAACAAGGGTGTGAAGAGTCTGCGCGAGGGTGCGCTTGACGCTTACGACACCGTGATGTTTCGTATGCGCTACAACAAGCAGATTGATCGCTGGTGCCTGGTGAAGTATCGCGACAAGTGGTACCAGATAACCTCGTTCAACGAGGACTACCAGGAGAACCAGATACAGATAACAGCCACGGAGCTGGCCAACCAGAAGGTGAACATCGTGGAACCTTACAACCCCAGCGCATCGCAGATAGCCGGAGGCAGCAGCGAGGGCCAGTCGGTTGGAGGCAAGAGATAATTTTTTTCAGAAACATAAAAAACCCCAAGAAATCATGAGAATGAAGAGAGTAAAATCATTGTACTTTGACGAGAGCGAGTTCGTAGTGGCTATCATCCACTACAACACCCCCGAACTGACCCATGCGGCCATCGGCTCGCTCATCTATAACGGCGGCGTGGAGAACAGACTACGCATCGTGGTGTTCGACAATTCCGACAGTCAGCCGTTTGGCGATGCTTCGGGTGTGATAGTCATCGACAACACCCAGGGCCAGATCATTGACTTCGACAAGGAGCTCGAGAAGTTCCCACACCGCGACCGCTCGATAGGCTGCGCCAAGGGCTGCGAGTTCGGTAGTGCTAAGCACATGATGACCGTACAGAAGCTATGGGACATCCTTCCTGGTGGATTCGTGCTCATGGAGAGCGACATCCTGATCCGCAAGAGCATCGCCGAGTTCTGGGCACCTGAATTCAGCGTGTATGGCTACTGGCAGAAGGTGCAGCCAGGCAATCCCTTCACCATCGGCCGCATGCTGCCAATGCTGTGCTACATGAACGTGCCGATGCTGACGCGCGAGGGTGCCAGATACTTCGACCCCGCCCGCACCTACGGCCTGCTGGAGGGTGGTCGCGACAACCGATACAACTGGTACGACACCGGCGCGGTGCTGCTGGAGGACATCATCAACGCCGCACCACGACTGGAGGGCCGACACGTAGACATCCGACCCTACGTGGCTCACTATGGCAGTGCCTCGTGGAAGGAAAACGACGCCGACGCCCACTGCCGATGGATTGAGGCCAACAGATACATCTTCCCCAGCGACGCACAGATAACAGAGACGACCGAACGATTCTACAAGCACATTGAAGATACGCGACAGTCTAATGGCGTGGCCATCTGCGCCATCGGTCGCAAGGAGAACCGCTACGCCGTGGAGTGGGTGGAGCACTACAAGGCCCTGGGCGTGGAGAAGATATACATCTACGACAACAACCACCCCGAGGATGGCGAACTCTTCTGCGACGTGCTGCAGCCGTATATCGATGAAGGCCTGGTGAAGATAGTGTACTGGCAGAACAACCAGAAGAGTGCCTACGAGCACTGCTACAACACCAACCAGAGAGACTTT